ATGAGTACTAGGCTCACTGTTAATTCAGGCATACGTTTTCACTCCACGTGTAGCTCTCTGCCCTGATCAGGCAGATAGGTGAAAGGTGGGGCAACAACCCCTTCGCGGGGGTTCCGCACGGGAGGGCGTCATTTATGATGTGCTGGTAATACCTCCAAGTGTCCTAGTCTGCAAACTACCACCTGTCCTTGGCCGGGGCGGGTATAACAGTGCTAAATCCATGCGTCCTAGTGGGGGCGTAGGCCAAGAGCATCGGTCGGGGTAGCAGCCCGACAGCACTGCGAGGGATCTGAAGGAGGTAGTGAAGTCTACCACAGTAAGGCGCGACGGTGGGGCGTCTGACCGGAGTCTGCTAGGACTCCGTAACAAAATCTAGCGATGTGCAGATCATTACCCTTCTGTACCCGTGACAGGTCAAATCGTCGACTAATAATCAACTTTCACCATGGTCACAACAAACAGCAAACTCACAACGCTTTCGATTGTGGACGGATTGGTAACCCGTTCAGCCGCCTTTGTCCAGAAGCATGGAAAAGTCCGCGCCGCCGCTGTAGCATCTCTCGCCTTGGTAGGGGCAGGGATTGCATTCCACTACTACTGCGCCCCATGGACGCCCACTTCGGTTGAGCTCGAGGACCTGTTAGACGGAGACGTCGACGGTGCCCTGTCGTGTGCTCTCGTTGAGGGTGCCATGGAGGACCCCTCGCTGGCCGCAAACACCACTGACATGGTGGTGTATGCGGGCGCGGTGGCCCCGGTTGATGTGCCAGCCCCCACGAAGCGACGAGTGAAGACCGGGAGGGTCTCGCTCTTCAAGCGTGAGGTGGTGGCTGCGGTCAAGGCCAAGTTCGGTACTCCAAAGCGAACTGAAGCCAATGTCCGTGCTGTCCGTCGTTACGCAACTGATGTAATGAAGGAGCACAACTTGCGTCACACGCACCTGCAAATGGTTCTGCCGGCCATCGTGGAGGCTTCATTCACCCCAGACAAGTGGGAGGTTGAAGCTGCGAAGACCGGTGTGAGTTGGACCGCCCAGTGGCGCCGCTTGAAGGTTGAGGCCTTGCGGCGCGTGGGCGGTTTGACCAGCCAATGAGGGGGCTTGAGCGTCGTGCAGGGTGTGCGTCACACAACGGTGTTGACGCATCCGCAGCTGACCCTGTACCCCGACGCTCAGGCTGACTGTCGAACTCGCCGGACGTTCATCGTGAACGGGATCGCCGGCGAGTGTAGGACATTAAAAGTGAATGATCCCGACCTCGGCACACTAAACACAGCCCTCATGGAGCGTGTGTTCTACCACAAGGTGGGTGGCGAGTACCTTCCAGTCCAGGACCCCGTTGAGGCGGTGGTGTTCGACCGGTTGCGTGCTTTCCGCCTGTCCGTTTGCAGGTACGTGGGTCGCGCCACCGCTGTTTCCCCTGAGGCTTTTGCCCAGATGTACACCGGTCGTAAGCGAACCATTTATGAGCAAGCAGTAGAGCAGTACACAACGTACGGAGTTCGGCGCTCCGACGCTTTCAGTGACAGCTTTGTTAAGTGCGAAAAGGTTCCTCACGACAAGGCACCACGATGTATCCAGCCGCGTAGGCCGGTGTACAACGTGGGCGTGGGTCGCCACCTGAAACCAATTGAGCATCGAATCTACAAGGCCATTCAGCGTAGTTTCGGGTCTGCCACTCCTGTGGTAGTCAAAGGGTTCAATGCGGTGCAAACAGCTAGCATCCTGGAGCAGAAGTTCAATTCGTTTGAACGGACTGTTGCTCTGGGACTTGATGCAAGCCGGTTTGACCAGCATGTGAGTCAGCAAATGCTCCGCTGGGAACACAGTGTGTACAACTCCATCTTCCGTTCCAAGGAGTTGGCGAGGCTGCTGAGATGGCAGATCGACAACGTTGGTTTTGGTCGGTGTGACGATGGGACACTGAAGTACCGCGTAACAGGAAAACGGTTATCAGGCGACATGAACACAGCGTTGGGCAACTGCCTGATTATGTGTGCAATGATCCACGCCTACGCAGCCGAGAGGGGAGTGAACATTGAGCTAGCTAACAATGGTGATGATTGTGTTGTGATGATGGAGGCTGGAGACCTCAACACCTTCACCAGGGGCTTGGACGAGTGGTTTGACGAGATGGGTTTCGTCATGACCTCGGAGGCTCCAGTTTACGACTTGCACGAGATTGAGTTCTGTCAGGCGCAGCCAGTGTTGTGCGCTAACGGGCTCATCATGTGTCGGAATTTCGACAAAGCTCGAGAGAAAGACACAATGTGCATGTTGGACATTAGCGGCAAAAATGCGAGAGCTAAGTGGATGGGCGCGGTTGGCGAGTGTGGTTTGGCACTTTCCAGCGGCGTTCCAGTGATGCAAGAAATGTACAAGGCGTACGTCCGATACGGCAAACCCAGTAAGATCCAGAAGAGCGTGGGTTGGGAATGCGGTATGACGATGATGGCCAAGGGACTACATGCACGCGAGCGCCCCATCAGCGATGATGCGAGGTACGCTTTCTACGTAGCTTTCGGGATTACCCCCGATGAGCAGGTGGCACTAGAGGAGTATTACTCAGACTGGCAGTTGGATGAGACTGTGGAATGGGATGCTGCCCTTGAAGATGTGTACCCTGCTCCCTACTAGGTTGTCTTTAATGACAATTGGTCGTGGTAACTAGTTGTGATGATTGTGACAAGAAATGGCGCGAAGCGCAATGGACGGAAAGGAAATGGGAAAGCTGATGTTTCGGCACTAGTCGGTGAGGTTGCGAGACCCCTTGCCGAGTGGTCTGGAAGGCAATTGTTGGGAGCGGTGAGAGGTATAGTCAGTGCATACCGCCAGAAGGGCGGGACACGTGAGGAAGTAGCCCGAGTGGTAGGTCCCCTATCCCTTGGGATGCGGCAAGCGCAAAAAGCGCCCAAGTTCCAAAACGTGGAAGGTGGGATTCGTTTCACCCACACTGAAGCTGTGGCTATTGAGAGCACCAGTGTGGCTATACAGGTTAGCAGTGAGGCTTTTAGTTGGCTCAGCCAGCTGGCCGGAGGGTTTGAGGAGTATCGCATCAAGTGTGAGTTTGGCTACGTGCCAATTTGCCCCGCGACAACCGTTGGCAGTGTGATGATGGCATGGGACTACGATCCCGATGACACCACCACCTACACCAGCTACTCTGACTTCTTCAACACTGCGGATCACTGCATCGGATCGTGCTGGGCGCCTTGCGCCATCACACCAAAGGTGTCAGGTTGGTTGAAGACGGGGACTGAAGGCGAAGCGCGCTTTTTCAGCCCTGGCGTGTTCAAAATGAACCAGACCAGCGGTGCAAACGGGTACACCATGGTGCGGTACACGGTGGAGTTGCGCAAGGCGCAACCATCGTCCTCCGGCTATGCTGTGTACACCGGGCAGTACACGAGCAATACCGCTTTAACATCTAACGCGACATTGGTATCAGGCTCCTCCTCGCTCATCACCCTTGGGTCTTCCGGGGTGACCCAGCGAGTGTCAGGCCGAATCCTAGTCGTGTGGTCGACAGACGCCAACTGTGGCACATTCACCCATTCGGGAGGTATGTTGTTCACGGGTAGCGTGTCCTCAGCGGGCCGTAGCATAATCCAATGGTATACCGACGGTGTCGGGAACCAATCAAGTTGGACGTGCTCGACCGTACCGACAGGAGGCACCAGCTACAAGCTGGTGGCCTACCGAATTCCAGTCTCGCCCGTCTATGCGTAGCGTGGCTACCTCTCCCCAGAAACAGTTCTCAAGTCAAGGGCCGGAAACTAGAAACAGTTGCCAAGACAAGGAGCGGAAACGAGGTGGAAGTAGCTTTCCCCACCACAAAGTGGGCCTGAGAGAGTCACTTGAACCCGAGTAGGAATGTGATAGTGAAATAACCAAGAAAAGTAGCGGTAGTTGAGTCTAGTGCCGAAGTGGGCCACCAACCCCCAGTAGGACTAAAATGCCATACACCCATAAAAATTTGAGTTTGAGTAGTGTTGTATTTGTAACCCCTGTCGTGACGGAGGCAGGGTTGCCGAGGCTGCCCAGAGG